GCACAAGGGGCATAATCCTATATTAGGGGGTTCGCACAAGGGGCATAATCCTATATTAGGGGGTTCGCACAAGGGGCACAGCCCCTTGTTACCAATTAGCCTTCTTCACATTTATATTCGCACCTTTATTCTTTTTCTTATGATTATTCGGATCATATTCCTCATCTTCATCATCTGAACCAATATTTTTACTGACTTCCCAAAATTCTTTGGAACCCAATTTAAAATTCGGATGATTCTCCGCTTTATACCAAAAAATCTGATCGGTCAACTTATTTGATTTAGCATTATTGTTTATTACCAAACATTCATAATTCTCCGTCGTATTATCCATGACCGCACAAAAACTCTCCAGTGTAGGAAACATCGACGCATAATTTTCCCATATACGCTTTCTATTTGTCAAATAGGGTTCACGCAAAATAAATACATAATCAATGTTTGTACGCAAATTTGGCGGTATACCCAACGGATACTGCATGGTTATTATTAACATTATTTTCCAATGACGACCATTCATGAAAAGCAATCTCATCATTTTATCTTTAGTCCAACTCTGATCATATAAACAATCATCCATAATTACAAATGCCCGAGGATCAATCGACGTCCTTTTGTATGTTTCCAATTCCTTTTTTACTTGTTTTAATACCGTCTTTTGGCGTCTTAATATGTTTTCTATTAAAACCGTATTATATTCATCGTGAATGAATAATTTAGGTACATGTTCTTTGTAAAAACCGTTACCTGCTTCTGTTCCCGAAATAACCGTTCCAATAGGAATGTCTTGATGATAATATAGGAGATCCCGTACTAAAAAAGACTTACCTGTGTCACGACGCCCTATTAAAACTATAACTGGCCCTTTATTTTCACTTGGTTTGAAAGTTATGTCGCGCATATTAAACTTCTTTAGCTCTAAAGTCATTTATTATACAAAAACATATTTTCATTTTATAATTAACGAGAATTAAAACGTTTATTTCTAGTATTTTTTTTGTTGAAAATGATTATACATTATACTAATGTCCGCATTCAATAATATGAAAATCGATTACTCTATTATACGTGATATTGATATTAATAAAATGAAAGAACAATTTGTTCTCAATGAAGATGATATTAAATATGATTATACACCCTTTGATAACAAAGAAATACAGAAATATAATCCAATTTACAACATTTTTTTCAATATGAATGAGTCAAATTATGATAAAATAGGTTTCAATCATAAATATCAACTAGTAGATTTAGAAAAGGTATATGATCATGGAACAAAAACCATTTTACCTAAATCTACATTCATCAAATTTTCACCATTACTTGATCCTGTGAAATTTCTCATCGGAAAATACGATTTAAATGATAAAAATTTATTATCTTTGCCCAATTTGAAATCAACTGACAAAGAATATAAGTTAAATGACCCTAATAATTCTTCCTATGTTGATTGTTTTTTCAGTTTTTTGAGTAGTAAACTATTAAATGAACATAAAGTAAACACATGTATTGATTTTTACGGTTCTTTCCTTACTGTACAAAGAAAATTTAAATTTAATGTTGCCGATGATTTTGAATATTTAAGCGATTCCAAGTTTTTCATGGAAAATATGAATAAGTTATATGATTTCACAAAATATGATATGATTCAGTCCTTCTTTGAAAATAACTCTCGAAAAAATAAGGATCGTTTATGTATTTCAGATGATATTGCCGAAATCGATATAGAAGAATTAGATATTCAGGATATTACTACAGAATCAGTCAATGATGAATTAGAAGAAGTATACAATAATGATAAACGAAGCTATGATGCTGATAGTGACAGCGAGGAGAGTGAAGAGAGCGAAGAAAGCGAAGATAACAATAAAGATAAAACAGATAATAGTGATTCAAAAAACCCATTCGATGATTCCGATGATAGCAATAGTAATTCTGATGAAGACGACTCAGACAGCGATGGTGATATTAGTCTTTCCAGTGAAATGTGTAATAATATGTTTGCTTATATTCATAATTTCCCAACTCAAATGATATGCCTCGAAAAATGTGATAATACTTTGGATTCTTTGTTTGAATACGAAGAATTGAATGATAATACTTCATCTGCCGCATTATTACAAGTGGTACTAACATTGTTAATTCTACAAAGAGCATTTCATTTCACACATAATGATCTACATACAAATAATATTGTATTCAAAGAAACTGACAAAGAATATGTATATTTCAAGTTTAATTCCATATATTACAAAATACCTACATATGGTAAGATATTCAAAATAATAGATTTCGGTCGCAGCATATATAAGTACAAAGGACATTTATTTTGTAGTGATAGCTTTGCCCCCGGAGGCGATGCTTCAACACAGTATAATTTCAAACCTTATTTCAATCCTGAAAAACCGGTTATTGAACCTAATTACAGTTTTGATCTATGCCGTCTTGGTTGTTCCATTTATGATTTTATTATTGATGATGAAAAATATGAGGATATGAATGAACTCCAAAAGACTGTATATCGCTGGTGTTCTGATGATAATGGCGACAGCATATTGTACAAAGAAAACGGAAGTGAAAGATACCCCAACTTCAAATTATACAAAATGATTGCTAGAAATGTACATAATCATACACCAGAAGCACAACTCGGTTTCGATTTTTTCAAGCAATATGAGTCTAACGAGAAAGATGTCGTTTTAGACGAAGTTATTGATATTAATGAAATTCCATGTTACGCTAAATAAAATGTTTACATAGTATATACCATGGAACGTGGTCTTATGATGGTTTTACATTCGGCTATAATTGGCCTGATTTTGTACCTAGTTATGGTACTTGGTTTAAAGCAAAATACAGTTCTTGCTGAAAATAGAAGCATATTAATTGCTGCGGTTGTATTAATTTACATGATCGTATTTGGTCATGGTTTACCGAACAAAATTAATAAAATGATATAATTATTATACTTAATAATGAATAAGTATAATATGTATTACAAGCACCTAAAGAAAATATAATTCATTTACGCAAATGTAGGTGGACTTCTTGTAACCCAAATAGGTCTAGATGGTTGAGTCTTGCTTACTAAAGGCATGATCCATTGATTACGAGTTGTAGGTAATCCACGAGAATGGTAGTAGATCATTGTCCAAGCAGAAACATTCTTAGTGGGAACATTACCTGCCTTCTTGTTACCACCACCTTGATTTTGAGTCGTTGTTGCTGTGGAGTAATTGATAGTTTGAGGGTAAGATGTAGAGAATGGATTTCCCATGATATATAGTGTAAATATATTTTTTTTCAAATTAATTGGATGTCAAAAAATAACGCTAAACCATTGATTTACCAAAATATTCCTAAAAACGAACTATTTAATTAATCATCACTGTACCCGTTTTTAATTCAGATATAGTGTTTTCTTTTGCTAAATTGTGTATTATTTTTGGATAGAATGAATCGCGATTATTTGCCGCTATTGATTGTCTTTGAATTGCCATACAAAGATTTGAAAAATCTGAGTCTAAATCTTCATATTCTGGGTTGGTTTGTTTCCACTGTAATAAAGATCCCATACTCTTGCGAGATACTTCCTGTATAGCACTTTCTAATTTCTTATCCGAATTGTCCTTTTCCCATACATCCTGATCTTTTATATATAATGTCTCGCGTTTTACGTCTGTACAATGAATGGGACGCTCGTGAATTGTAAGCATTTTCAGATTATCCATGATTATCTTTGTCATTCCTTTGACAAAACCCAATTGGGCATTGTTTTCTAAATCGTCGTGACTGACTTCGATACGTTCTATGAAATCCGATAAATTTATAGCATTCTTACATTGTTCATTGAGAAACATATTAATATTGAAATTATTCATATTATTTGTAGTGTTGTTTGTAGTGTTTCCTATTTTATCTATCATTTGAGCCATCAACTCATCTTTTTTCTTCATCTCTTCATGTTGTTCCTGCATTTGCTTCATTGCCTGCATCAATAGATCCTTATAATCGACCTTTTCAGTAACAGTCAAAGAATTTTCTATATTTTCTTGTGATTGATCACATTTCTTCTTATGATTCCAAAGTGACGACGCATGCTTATAACTTTTTCCGCAATCACAAAAATATGCTGTGGCGACTTTTGGCGACTTTTCGTTCGTATTTGTTCGTATTTTGTGTTTCAGTGTCAATAAATGTTTATTATAATCACTTTGTTTAAAGCATTTGTAATCACAATAATTACATGAAAATGTTTGTGCGACTTTTGGCGACTTTTCGTTCGTCATTTTTCGTATATATTGACTAAAGAAAAACTCGCCGGAAATTTCACGAATTTTTTTTTCAGTCACGCTAACAAAAAAGTAATTCACCAGTTTTCACTCATACCACGAGTAAAAATACAAAAATGGGATATTTTATGAGAACTCTTCAAAGTTTTTTTCGTTTTTGGACATTTTAAAAATGTCCATTTTTCAAAAAAAGTTTGATGGATCCCAACGGTTTTTTTCAAGGATTTTCATAATATCATATTATTTATAAAATATTATATTTTTAACTGTGATATGCTGTTCTCTTTTGCTAAAATGTGAATTATTTTAGGGTAGAAGGAGTCTTTTTTACAAATGCCAGTGGAGTTTTGCTGGATGGAAATACAACGCTTGGAAAAATCCGAATCCAAGTCATTATAATCGGGATTTTCCTGTTTCCAATCCAATAATGATCTCATACTTTTACGTGATACTTCTTGTATAGCACATTCTAATTTCTTCGTTGAATTATCTTTATTCCACACATCTTCGTCTTTGATATAAAGAGTTTCACGTTTGATATCAGTACAATGAATGGGACGTTCTTGTATTGTCAATTGACTGAGATTGTCCATTAATATCTTTGTTATCCCCTTGACAAAACCCAATTGTGCGTTATTTTCCAAATCATCGTGACTGACTTCAATGCGATCTATGAAATCTGAGAAATTAATTGCGTTCTTACATTGCTCATTGAGAAACATATTGATGTTAAAGCTATTATTCATTGTATTTGTAATGTTATTTGTAGTGCCTACTTTATCAATCATTTGCTCCATCATCTCATCCTTTTTCTTTAACTCTTCGTGTTGAATATGAATCTGCTCCATGAAATCAGCACGCTGTTCTTTGATCTCATCCATTGCTTTATAAAATAAAGATTTGTAGTCCACGTCTTCATTTTTTATCAATGTCATATTTGGTTCAACACATGTTTTTTTATGTCTCCATAATGAAGTGCGACTATTGAATGTTTTTTCACAATTATTACAGCATAATTTTTCGGCATTTTTTGGAGCTAAAGTTGTTTCATTTTGTTTCATTTTATGTTTACGGGTGGATAAATGTAAATTATAATTACTTAACTTAGAGCATTTAAAGTCACAAAGATTACAAACAAAATCTTCGGCATTTTTTGGCATCAAAAATGTTTCATTTTGTTTCATATAAATGAAACAGAAAAAAATGCCGGATTTTTGCCGAATTTTTTATTGTCGTAACATACCAAAAAAGTAATCCTTCCTTTTTCACCCGTATATGCTGTAAAAGTCATTTTTTGAAAATTCTTAGAAAACTCCCAGAACTTTTTTTCATTTTTGGACATTTTTAAAAATGTCCATTTTTCAGAAAAAGTTTGACGGATCCCAACGGTTTTTTTCAAGGATTTTGATTAATATAATATATTTTCATAATAAATAGTTATGTGTTACTTATTATGGTAAGGAATATGATTTTTAACAAGGGAAAATGGCCAGGTCAGTGTGGTGGAGAAGAGCCAGGAAAAAATTGAAATGGTGTAAAGGAATTTGGAATTTTCATATAATACACTAATATAATGCTAACAAGAAAACAAAAGTTCTTGCGTTTGAAGCCAAAACGAGGATTTACATTCACTAATAACACAATAACAAAGAGTGTAACGTTTAATAATCTAGTACAAGTGTACGAAATACCTTCACGTAAAGATTTATTTGCGGAAAATTTAATAATTGAAATTTGGTATACTCCATTAGAATATAAATTATTTAAAACGATGTTCTTTTATGATTGATTTGTGTACTCATTAGTTGTATTTTTCGTATAATTCTAGATATCTTTGATTTTCCTCTTTTAGTTTCTCATTTACTTTCATATCCCGTAATTTGTCGTAATGCTGTTTATCAGTAATTATCTTTCCTACTGTATTCTCATAACGCAGTTCTTCGGGTAAAGATCCTTGATATTTTTTGTAATTCTCAATATCCTGTTTATGCTGTTTTATTAAAATATCGTGATAAACACGTGGTACACTTGTTAAATCAAGGGCCATAATACCTTTAAACCCATCAACAGTATTCATATATTATTTAATTATATGAATATTTTTATATATTTACATAAAACGTTTATATCAGTAACAAATTAAAATCCAGGTTCGCCAGTGAATACTTGTGGTGGTTTCACTTCGTTTTCTATTCCCATACTCATATTGAATATTTCTCCCATTTTCCCATCAAACTGAAAAAATAACAACACGGGTATAAAGGTACAAATAAACACAACTATGGTGTCACGAATCACCAATTTCAATGGTTTGTCTTTCTTTTCGATGTACTTCATTTCAAATATCTTGTAAACAAAGAATAAAACACTAATGATTACAGACAAAATAACAACCTTTTCCATATATTTATTTTTTCATAAATATATGACTTTTTTAACGAATTCATTCCAATACTTCCACACCTTCTAATAATAATTGATCCCCTAAACCATTGTTATTTTTCTCAATATCCAATATATCTAAATCACCTAAACTTAGATTGTCTGTGTGAATCTGTATTTTATCATTTTCTTCTTCCGCTTCTTCTTCTAACTTACGTTCCAAGGCACGTGCGTTGCTGATTTCCTCTAATCGTTCAATCGTCTTGGGTGCCTCAATGTTTTCCACAATACCGTCGATATCTTGTACTGCGTCCATATCGTTAAATGTCAGTTTTGTCAATACCGGTTCTTCGTCTTTATTTACAATAGATGGTACAATTGGCGGAGTGGTATCTTCTTCATTAATACTTTCTACTTTGACTTCGGGTTTAGATTCTTCTTTATTTACAACTGGTTTTTCATCAACCTTTGGTTCTTCAACATTTTCGATAATGACTTCTTCTTCTTGCTCCTGTGATTCATCCATATATGCTTTGATGATTTCTTCAGTTGGAATACTGTCGCGTATAGATGTCAAAATACATTCTTGGATAATTTGTTCGAATTCGCGATTATTTTTTTGTTGTGCCAAAGGGCTGATATTATTTTCAAATAAATATACATTTGCGTATACCTTTCGCGCTACGTGGATGTAAATTTTATGGATAAATGTGTCCAATTTCGGAATAGAAATATCGATTTGTTTCTGTTTATTTCCGACTCTAATACAAGTGAGTACTTTGAGTTGAATAATATGAACACAAGATATCAGATCTTCTAAATAATTACAACCACTGCGTTCAATAATTCGCTTTCTTTCTGTTTCAATGATCACCGCATTCCATTTGGGAATTCTTGACAAAAGATTTTGGAAAGTCATCAAGTATTTCTCCTTTTCCTCGTTTTCGCAACACATTTTCCATGATTCATTAAATATGGATCGTATTCCTTCGTTTATTAGAGGAGTAAAAATACTGACCAATCTACTGCACCATTCGTTACGAGATTCATGTAAATTTGCTAAAGCAAAATCGTCCATTTTATTTTTATTACATTTTTAAAATCTTCATTGAACGAATATTACTTCATATAAATAGTGTCAGTGATCTAAAATTATAATAATAATCCAATCGTTTTATTACAAACAACATATTATAGTCTTCATAAATTCCTTCGTCATACGGCTGTCTAAATAAATAATTATGTTTATAACGATGATATGATTCAAAAATTCGCTTCATTGATGATATACATCCGTCTTTCGCAGTTTTCGTTTTCATTTCGCAAAGTACATGGTTGTATATTTCTTTATATGTATCATCGAATTCAAAAATATGTCTCCATATTTCAGGTGGCAAATATATCATATACATTATATGTTATATTTTTATGCGCTACACATTTCGCACGGTTCATCATCACCAAAACTACCACTGCGCAATTCCTTTTTCTCAGGTTCAATAGTGAATTGTTGGGCATGATGACGAGCACGTCGGCGCAAATAATAAATACCCGTTTTCAACCCTTTTGACCAAGAATAAAAGTGCATAGACGTCAGTTTATTATAGTCGGGTTCTTCTAACCACAAATTGAGACTTTGACTTTGACAAATGTATACACCGCGATCAGCTGCCATATCGATTAAATGTCTCATAGGAATTTCCCATACGGTCTTATATTTATCGCGAATTTCTTGTGGAATCGACATAATATGTTGTACAGACCCATTATTCGCGATAATGTTGTTTTTAATATGTTCATTCCATAAATCGAGCTTCATTAGATCTTGCATCAAATATTTATTGGTTAACATGAATTCACCGGCAATGGTTCGACGGTTATATATATTACTTGTAATCGGTTCAAAACATTCATTTACACCCAAAATTTGCGATGTCGACGCAGTTGGCATAGGTGCCATCAATAAAGAATTGCGAAGACCACATATTTTGATTTTTTCTTTCATTTCATCCCAATTATATCGATTACTAGGGGTCGTATTCCACATATCAAATTGTAATATTCCTTTACTTGCGGGCGATCCGTCAAATGTCTCGTATTTTCCTTCTGATTGTGCCAATTCACAAGACTTTTCCAATGCTCCGTGGTAAATTGTCTCGAATATTTGCGAATTGATGATTCTTGCTTCTTCGCTATGGAAAGGCAAATTCATTTTCATAAATACGTCGGCCAATCCGGATACACCGAGACCAATTGGTCTATGGCGCATATTGCTGCGTTGTGTTTTTTCAATTGGATAGTAATTTATATCTATGACTCTGTTCAAATTTTCTGTGACAATTCGACTTACTTCGTGTAATTTGTCATAGTCAAATACACCGGAAACATCTACAAATGTACTTAGTGCTATACTGGCTAGATTACACACGGCAGTTTCATTTTTATCACTATATTCTACTATTTCAGTACACAAATTGCTGGATTTAATCGTACCCAGGTTCTTTTGATTCGATTTACGATTACATGCGTCCTTGTATAATAAATATGGCGTACCAGTTTCCATTTGAGCATCCATAATCTGGAACCAAATATCACGGGCATTCATGACACTCCGACCCTTTCCGCTCTTTTCATAATTTTCATACAATACTTTGAAGTCGTCTCCATATACATCGCTTAATCCAGGGCATTCGTCTGGGCACATTAATGTCCATATCTCATTTGATTTGACGCGTTCCATGAACAAATCGGGAATCCATAGCGCATAGAATAAATCACGCGCTTTCAACTCTTCATCACCGTGATTTTTGCGCATTTGCAGAAACAATTCAATATCAGCATGCCAAGGTTCCAAATAAATGGCAAATGATCCATTACGACGACCCCCGCCATTATGAATTATACCATTATGACTCATATAACTATGTACATCTTTCATTTGAAGATCATATAGTGTACCGCAATAATTTCGTTGATGAATACTCTTGATTCGGCTATAAATATATCCATTATGTTTGAAAAATTTAAAGAAAATACCGGGGTCTGTAATATCCATTAGTTCACATAAATCATCGGTTTTAGGTATTCTTAGAACATAATTTAATAATCTATTAATAATAGTGCCATTTTGCGTTCCATGTGACTCATCAATGCGATCTCTTATGTAACCACTTGTCAAAATCCCCATACGTAGTAAAATATATCGTAAACTTTCCACTAATTTAATGGATGTATTATCAAACATAACTTCATTGTGTATACAGCCATCGGTATGTAACAGACCTTTGACTATTTGTCGACACTTGTCTAATGGTAAATTCAGCCATTTTGGCGCAATATGTTTTTGTTTGTTTTCATTATAAACATCGCTATATCGAATAGGTATCACAATATTTTTGTTCCATCTTATTCTTGTGGTATTATCTTTATTATTGATATTATATTGAACACATTTATTGGAAAGATATGATTCACAAAATTCCAATATATGTTGTTTATTTGTACTATGTAGAGTAATATGGCCATTTTTATTATCATTTTCAAAATATCCATCACCTAAAAGAATACCGTAAAAGTAGCAATCTTCTGCTGTTATAGAATCAATGTCTTGTTCATATGTAGGTATACTGTATACTAACATATCATCCATATCCAAATCTTTTACGTCTTTCCATGAATTTGATATAATACATTTGTCTATTCGATTTCGAATTACATCA